CAGTAAGATTCCATAATGCTGGAAGTCAGACTTCATATATATCACTCGATGCGGATGAGAACATGACTCATTATGGAGGTTCTGGAGTAGACCAAATATTTTATGCTGGTGCAGCAGAACGTATGAGAATAGACGGCTCAGGCAATGTTCATGTAAGATGTACTGATACCCCAAGCGCAAGTGTATCTGGCTTTTTATTTACGTCAGACCAACTTTATACATCTGCTGGAAACACGACTAACACTAACACTCAAGTTCGCTTTTACAATGGTAATGGTCTCGTAGGTAGTATTTCAACTGCTGGTTCTGGTACTGCTTATGCTACAAGCTCAGACTATAGATTAAAAGAAAACGTAACTTATACATGGGATGCTACAACAAGATTAAAGCAACTCAAGCCAGCACGATTTAACTGGATAGCTGACAGCGATAATACAATTCAAGACGGTTTCTTAGCACATGAGGTTTCTAGCATTGTACCTGAAGCAGTGTTTGGAACTAAGGATGCTGAAATACAAGAAAATGGCGATGGTTATCAATCGTTGGATTACAGCAAACTCGTGCCACTTCTCGTAAAAACAATACTCGAATTAGAAGCTCGCATAACAACATTAGAAGGATAAAATAATGGCAATTACATATACTTGGACAATCCCCTCAGTTGATCACTCAATAGCAACCGGAGGAATTACAACAATTCATTGGCAATGCACCGCCGTTGATGGTGATCATGGAGCACACTCTTATGGCTCTACATCGCACTCGCCCGACCCTTCAGATTCGGGGTACATAGCATACGACAGCGTAACTGAAGCAAATTGTATTACTTGGGCTCAAGCACAACTCGACAAAAGTGCAGTTGAGAGTAACTTGGCAGATCAAATAGCAGAGAGTAAAACCCCGACAATCGGTCGCGGTACTCCCTGGTAATGGCGGATATATCTTTAAGCGCTGCTGAATTGGAAGAAATGTTGGATCGCGCTGCACGGCGCGGTTCTAAACATGCTTTGGAGGCTGTGGGGCTTTGTGATGAAAACGCTGCTGATGATATTAGGCAAATGAGATCTCTCTTGGATGCTTGGCGAGATACGCGAAAAAGTATTTGGATAACAACAGTAAGAATACTTACCGTTGCTACACTTACCTTTATTGCTGGGGCTGTTTGGATGAGTTTTGATGGTAAATAATTTATTACTAAAACTTCTAGTATGTTTTTTATATGGGGTACTTATTTGTTTATTTTTAATCATTATTGTCCCATTAGCTTATGGTGAAGGGTGTGATAGTACGACTAATTCAAATTGTATTGAAACAAATAGCAACGCAAACTCAAACACGAATAGTAATATAACTTCTGAAACAACTGTTAAATCACCTCCCCCTAGTGCAATGGCTCCTTCTATAAATTCATCAAACTCTGATCTTTGCACAGTAGGCGTATCAGGAGCTGTACAAACACAGATCTTAGGAATTAGTGCTGGAAAGACTGTTCGCGACATGAATTGTGAACGCTTAAAAAACGCTAAAACGCTCTTTGATATGGGGCTTCGCGTGGCAGCCGTTAGTGTTCTCTGTGAGGATTCTCGGGTACACCGTAGTATGCTACGAGCCGGATCGCCCTGCCCAGTAAACAACGGTCTGACGGGGATAGCTGCACAAAAATACTGGGAGGATAATCCTCACTTAGCCCCTGGATATGTAAGTGGAAAAAAAGAACCTTGGAGCGCGGATGATAAAAATACTGCAAAAGGCGCTGTTGGCGTCGGTGGTCTGTTGTTGGGGCTCTTATTGCTTCTCTGAAGTTATTAACGGAAGCACCGATAATGCAGTTAAAAATGATGTAAGGCGATGGAATATGCGCTTAGTTCTCCCCCCAGAGGCTGGGCTTACAGTGTCCGGAGTATTTCACAAATACACTATAACTAAAGATGCAACTAAAAACGCAACCGTAACAATTACGAATAAACACATCGATGGTGATAGTAACATTTATAAGTACAGTGATAATTGGGACGGGATAGAAGGCAACACAAAAGTAAAATATGATCCGATAATACCAACTTTAGGAACTTTATTTGGGGATGGCGAGATTAAGGTAGATGGAGACGGAACACTCTCTGACGTAGTTGTACATTACCAATATAGATATGATACTTGCTTTAACCCTCTAACCGATCCTGAATGTCCTGAATTTGAGGCCGCTATGCTCAAATATTTGCTGGACAATAATTTGCTAGATACCGAACCAACAATTGATGATCCTTTTTATGATCAATGGGTTCAATTTCAATTAGAACAAAAAGCGGAAGCTGCCGAGGAAGAACCTACTGAAGAAACTGAGGAAGAAGAGGTAGAGGAAGAATTAAGCATTGAAGACGTGCTTTCCATTACCACAACTGCTGAAGGCTTAGTTGACCCAGAACAGCAATTAGCAATGCTTGAAAACTTAATAGGAACAAACAAGTTAGACGCATATTCTAAAATGACAATTGATGGCGGATCATTTGAAGAAACAATTACTTTAGAAGACGGAATATTACACGATAATAACAGAGCTTTTAAAAACTTAATAACAGATAAGGCCCACAATAAAATGGTTAGATCGCAATATAATTTAGATTAGGAGAAATTATGAATATCAAAATACTAACAGGACTTGCGTTCTTACTTTCAGCAAGCTCTGCAATGGCTATAAATTCACCCATTCAAGGTAACGTTCAAGCCAAATGCTCTATATGGACAGAAACAAGCGGTATATACGGGAACCCACTCCCGAACAAATTGGACACCACGCCAAGTTCGGGGGGTACCAAGGCTTCTATCAGGGTAGATATTGCCCAAGCTAATTTTTATAAAACTAGATTCACAACACCAACTTCTTTTAGCAGCTCGCCAACGTTATCTGATAATGTCACTTTCACAGGGTCTACGGTTGTAGGTCAAGTTTCAGTGGCGGCGATGTCTGCGTATGAGGGAGCCAAGGTAATTTCCCCAGCTAACGTTACTACATTTACGCACACATTGGCTGGTAGCACATGGTTTACTGTTAGCAGTACTGCAATGTATGGATATAACAAAAGTTTTCCAGCGGGTCAGTATACGGCCATAATTCAAGCTGAATGCATCGCAATCTGATATGGATATTAGTTTTTTCGCTACTAGGTTCTTTATGCCAAGCTCACGAAATGACACCAGCGTATCCGAAATTAAAACCTTCATATGTTGAGAAGGTATCTGTAACAACACTCAAGTTGTTTAATAGACGAGAAGACGTTAATTATTATGAGATCGAAGTTTTTACGGGGGAGTGGAAACCAGTTCCATTTGCAACAAAATCTAAAGTTATTAAGGTAAATTTAAATAAAACAAAATCCTTTGATGTATACATTAGATCTGTTGATATAAAGAAAGTTGTTTATATTTGCACCGTATCAAAACTTCACCCAGGCAAGAAACAAATTACTTTAGTATCTTCGAGAATTTGCAGTAAGATAAAGTAAGAGTAATGAAATTAATTATAGCAGTAGTTGTGCTTACACTTCTCTCGAATTGTTCTTGTCGAGTTGCATTGGCAGATTCAGCGTCAAACTCGTTAAGTCTATCCCTGCCAAGTTCCCCAATGGGCTACCAGAGCGACAAATTTAGGGCTGGAGAGCTTGATTGCTCAAATGCCATAGGTAGCGCAACAAATTTAGAATTCGGAGTTACAAGTATAATACAGGGCAGCACATCTACAGATCAAAGCAGGGTTGGCGACATTGGAGTTTACTCAAGGATTACAATCCCACTAGGTGCCCGAACTAAATCTCGAATAAATTGTAATAGGTTATACGAATTAGAACTGCAAAAGAAATCGTTAGAAGTGCAAAAACTTCAACAAGAAATAAACCAGTTAAAAGCACTATCGTTCGAGAATTAAGGTAAATATGGCGGATATAGAGTATAAAGGAATAAAATTAGGGCTAGGTGGAAATCGATTATTTATTATAATCCCAGCCGTTTTTACTGTGATTGGATTTTTATACGGCGGTTTTGAAGCTTATAATTCTTGGATTTTGATGCAAAAGAAGATTCAAAACTATACGGCGCCTGATTTGTCTGGGATAAATAAAAGAATTACGGCACTAGATGGTAAAGTTGTCCTTTTAAATACTGAAAATGAATCGCTTGCCCAAGTCGTTAGAGAGCAAATTAATTCAATGAAAGAAACCGTAGCCGTATTACAAGCTGACGTATATGATATTAAGCTAGAGATTAAACAAGATATAAGTAAAATGAGTGACCGGATTGAAGCGCAGCTCGATAAACAAGCAGATAATCTCGATGCCCAAGAGATACGCAATCGAAATAATGTAGGTATTGTTCGTGATATTATAAATTCTTTTGAGGTTCGAATAGATCAGAAAGTAGAGCGCCTCGATCAAAAAATAGATACCCTTGAAAAAGACTTAGATGAGAAAATTACAATCGCCCTTTCAAATCCATTAAATAATTAAAAGCTTGATATTACACTAACTAATGTAGTATACTGTTAATAACAATTCCCAAACATATAGGTACTACATGCCGTATCAAGTTCGTCGTTTTAAAGACGAAGATACCAAGAGTGTTTTAGCAATAGCAAAGTGGCTACATAAAAATTCTCGATACAAAGATTTTAATTTAGACAAAGTTAAACTGACAACACTTTTTAAACAAAGTTTGAATGAAGACAGTCCTACACATCTTCTTTTGGCAACACAAAAACAAACAGGAAAAGTAGTTGGTTATCTTCATGGGTACGTAGGTAAAATGTATTTTGGAGAAGATATTGCAGCAAATGATTTAGCAATAGTTATCTTACCAAAACACCGAAAAGAGGCGAAGCAAATTTTGCAGATAATGTTCTTAAAATTTGAAGAGTGGGCGAAATCAAAAGGTGCAGCAGAAATTACAATTGGTTCTTCAACTAGAGCTAACGGAAATGGTTACAAAAGTTTTTTAAATAAACAAGGCTATAGCGATATGGGTTTTTTAGTAGAAAAAAGGATTAGATAAATGTGTCCAAGTACGACAAATATTACAAATACTGGTCTTGGAGATGACCAGTATCAACAGTTAGCTGATAATCAATCTGGTATTGGTACTGCTTTGGATGCAGGATTTATAGCGGGCGGTGAAAGGTTTGACACAGTAGATAGTGGCCTATCGAATTTAGCTTCTGGTCAAGGGGATATATACAGCGCAATAGATACTGGCATAGGATCCCGTGATGGCGTCAATCCATTGTATGCCGACTACTTCAATAATTTTTCTGGAAATCTTGGTACGGCTTCTTCTGAAGCTTTAAGAATGAGTCAGGGTATGACCCCACAGGATTTGCAGTACGACGTCAACGGTGACGGGGTTGTAGATATAGGTGATGCCCAATTACTAATGGATTATAACGTCAGAGGTCAGGCTAGTAGTGGAACTGGATTATATGGTGAATTTGACGCTCAAAACCGCTTGATACAAGGCCAAGGTAGAACCTTAACAGGTCTAGGATCTCAACTGAGTGATGTCTCTGCGGGCGTTGGTGCTAATCAATCATCTCTTACGAACCTACAGGGGGACGTTACTGGTGGTTTTGATACTATGGGATCACGCTTTGATACTGTAGACGCTGCTAATACTGGAATTCAAACAACAGTCGATCAGGGTTTCTTAGATCAGACACAAGGGTTTAATGATTTAACTGGTACGGTTAACCAAGGCTTTACAGATGCACAAACCAACAGAGATGCTAATCTTGGTACGCTTGGTCAAGACATAACAGATAGCACAGCAACAACAGGTGCAGCATTAGATACTGTTTCTAGTAATGTGTTAGCAGGACAAGATACACTTACGAGCGATCTAACAGGGTTAGGTACGACTTTAGATACCTACGGTGGCCAAATCATGGCGGATCAAGGGGCGTTAACTGCAAAACAAGATACGTTTCAATCAAGCTTAGACAGCTTTGAGGATCGTTATGGTGATGATGTTACTTTAGCAAATCAAACCCGTGCAGAAATTCAAAGCGGCATGACTAATGAGCTTGGCCGTATGCGCGAAGACTTAGGAGTATATGCACAAGCTGCTGCTACTGGAAATGATGCTTTAGGTCGTCAGATAACAGATTCTACTGCTACAACCGCTGCTGGAATGGGTACTTTAGCCAGCGACATTGAAGGAGGTTTCTCACAGCAAGCCGCCGATCAGGCTGTTGCTCAAGAGAACCTATCAACAAATCTAACTGATGTGCGTGGATTGCTTCAATCAACTGGTGATGATTTAGATGATTCCACAAGAAGCCAGTACCAAAGCTTAGTTAATAGTTTTGATGCCAATGGCAATTTAATACAGAACGCGATTGATGATCAAGGTAATACAATCACCCGTGCGTTAGACGATCAAAACAATGTATTAGAAACTAAATTCGATGCAGCAGGAAATCAAATTAGCCAAGTAAGCATGGACGTAGATCAGATGCTTACAAATGCACAGGCTTATAAAAATGATCTAAGTTCTCAGCTTACAACTGCGTCAAACGATGCAATGAGCAAGATTTCAACTGGGTTCCAGCTTGGTAATTCAGAACAAATGAAACAGACACGCGACTTAGCAAACATTGCAAGCGGGATGTCAGAGCTCGACATTAATATGCGTCAAGATTTTAATCAAATTGGAAAAGCTTTCGACAATTCTGGTCAGCTTATTCAAAACTCAATTGAAGAAAACGGCAATACAATTAGCAGAGCCGTGGATAAGAATGGAATGCTGTTACTTAGACGGTTTGATGTAACAGGAAATGCTTTAGGAGATAAGGTTATAAATCTCTCTAGAGCTTACACAAATTTAAATTCGATATCGAACATGCCAGGGTCAAATGCTGCAATGGGTACCTTATCCCCTGCCTTAACAGGCAGCGTAGCAAACTCTGGATTTATGTCTCCATATGCAACTACAGGAGTTTAATTATGCACCCGTTAAAAGTATCTGATAAATGTGTAGAGCTTGTAAAAAAGTTTGAGGGATTACACAAAAAACACACATCTGGAAAAATTGAAGCCTACATCTGCCCTGCTGGGGTTTTAACTCAAGGTTACGGTAGAACTAAAGGTATTCGTAAAGATTACTTTGCTACCATCGCTGAATGTGAAAAATGGTTATTAGAAGATCTGAATGAAGCTGGTGAATATGTACGAAAACTAATCAACGTACCTCTAAACCAAGTTCAATATGATGCACTCGTAAGCTTTACTTTTAATCTTGGCCCGACAAACTTAAAATCATCAACTCTTCGCAAGGTTCTTAATAAGGGCGATTACGAAGGCGTTCCTGCCCAGATCATGCGTTGGAATAAAGCGCGTGTTAATGGGAAACTTACACCCTTAAAAGGGTTAACTCGAAGACGTACTGAAGAAGCAACCCTTTTTGCGCACGTTGATGAGCCTCTTATTGAAACAGAGATACCAGAGATGCCTCAAAAGGTTGTGAGTAAACAGAAAAGCCTCGCTAAGTCTAAGACTATGGCTGGTGCGGGTGTTGCTGGTGTCGCTACAGCCTTGGGAGAGATAGCTCCAAAGATCGAAGGGCTTGTACAGTACTCTGAGTCAATGAAATTTATCTTTCTTGGATGTGCGGCTGGCGGAATACTCTTAGCTGCCTACGCCAAGCTCAAGGATAACAAAGGCTGATGTTTATATTTGGTAAAATCAAAACATTAGTTATTGCAGCTTTGGCAATTGCCGTGCCCATTATTTATCTGATGGGCAAGGTAAAAGGGTCTTCGGCTGAAAAAAAGAAGATACTAGAGGATGAATTAGAAGCCTCAAACAAATCAAAAGAATTTTATAAGAAGATGAGCGAACATGAAAATGATAACCTTGCTGATCGGTCTGACGTTTCTAAGCGCTTGCGCAAGTCCGGTCTATAGAACAAAATTAGAAATTTTCTGTCCTACTATGCAGAATTATTCAGAAGAATTTAATGCACAATTAGCAGATGAACTCGACACTTTGCCGGACGGTCACACCGCAACTCTCGAAGCGATCAAAGGATACATCTACTTACGCGATAAAATTCGACGATGTGAGAAAGAAAGGGATAACCTATGAGTTTTGCAGATACCATTGGAGGATTTGTTGGGGCTGTAGCAGATGCAGTGTCAGGTGCAGTAGATAATATAGGTAACGCAATATCGGGAACAGGCGATTACGACGTAGCTGATCATGCAAATTTTAATACTAAAGATGGAATGTCCTACACGACGGAATCAGGAGTTAATTACGGCAGTGATGGATATGTAGATTTTGATAACGGCACAGGCTCTCCAGAAGGAATGGATGACAACAATGTTGTAACAGAAGATACTGGTGTCGGAGGCGGCTTCACCCGAACCAGTAATCCTCTTGATGCTGATGCTATTAAAAAGATGGCTACCGACGCTGGTATGGACATCTCTAATGAAGAAATCCAAACAATCGTAAATGATCCTGCTGCATGGTTAAAAACTAAAGGTGTTAATTTATCAGATCTAAACATTCGTGTAGATGCTGATGCTGCTGGTACTACAATTGATGCAAACAGCCCTGATTTAAAATTAGATGATACAACTCCAATTACGAGTGAGCAAGTTACAGACGTTAGTAGCGTTGATGCGGTAGATACTGCGACCGCCACTGGGTATGAAACTGAGAGCGTTGTAGACCAACTTGGAACCCCAGAGACAACGGCAGATGCTATTACTAGAGAGTTAAGTGAAAATGCGCTCGTAGACGCTGCCGATATAGAAATTGATATAGAATCTGTAATGGATGGCTCATCTGTTTTAGGCAATGCATTGGACGAGTTTGCACGGCAGGATATAAGTCGTATTATTGATTCCAGCACGGTACAGGGTAAGCTCTTAATAGATAAATTAATGGAAGAAGGTAAACTTTATACTGATTCCAAACAGACGATTATTGGTCAATCTAAAATCATTTCCTCTGAGTTTAAAGACAGTCAAGGAAACGCTATTATTCCGCCGTGGCTTCAAAGTGTTGCACGCTCTACATCAAAAACAATGGCATTTTCTGGGATGACAGGTTCCGCA